TGGTGGCGAAGCTCACGCCGATCGGGATGCCGACCAACAGCCTGAAGGCGGCGGAGCGCTGGTATCTCGGGCGCGAGAAGAAGCGGGAGGCCACGAACGGCAGCAAGGAGGTCAAGGAGACCCCGGCGCGCGGAAGACCAAAGGCGGTCAGACTTCCATCGAAGACCGGAGACTCGCTGCTCGATGCGCTCAACAACGCCATCGCGGTTTCGGATGGAGCCTTTGAGGAGTACGAGCTGGCAAGGGTCGGGAAGCTGCCCACGAGGTCCGCCCGCATGTCCGAGCACAGCAAGGCTCTGGAGGCCCGCCTGAAGACCGAGAAGGCGTACCGCGAGGAAATGGAGCGCCGCGGCGTGCTGGTCGAAAAGCCGATCATCGTCGAAGGCGTCCGCAGATCGCTGGAGCCGGTTCTTCGGAGACTCAACAAGCTGGCGGGCGAGTGCGGGCCGCAGTGCAACGAGCACGAACCACTGAAGGCGGTAGCGATCCTCCAGCGACAGGTGGATGAAATCAAGAAGGCTGTCCATGACGCACTCACTGCTTTGTAGGCCAGAGAACGAGCGGGAGGCATTCTTCTCCATCGCGTCGCCGTGGGCGGCCGTGAAGAGCGAGTCCGTCTGTGAATGGGTGGAGAACAACGTGGAGCTTCCGACCGGAGCGATCACCGGGAAGATGAATCTCGACTACATGCCCTACGCGCGGGAGATCCTCGAACGGTACGGCGACAAGGGCACCCGTCACCTCGTTTTAGAGTTCGCCACCCAGCTTGGTAAAACCACCATCCTGACCGCGGGGATGCTCTACTGGATCGCCCGAGATCCCAGCGACGCGATGTGGGTGATGGCAAATGCCGACCAAGCCCGTGATTTCAATAAGGAGAGGTTCATGCCGTTCGTGAGGCAGTGCGGTGCCGTGCTTGACCTGTGTCCGCGCACCAGCAAGGGGGCCATAGACAAAAACTTGTGGGGCTTCACCTCGCAGCACTACAGCTCGATGGTGCTGAACTTCGTGGGAGCCGGAAGCCCAGCGAACCTCGCGTCCCGCCCGCGCGAAAAGGTTCAGATGGACGAGTGCGACAAGTACTACGACCAGCTCGGCTTTGACGCGGGAACCATCCAGCTTGTCGAGGAGCGCCAGAAGACCATGCACTTTCCGGTCTCCGTGAAAGCCAGCAGCCCTACGCTGGCGGATCGGATGATCCACGTCGAATACCTCAAGACCGACCGGCGTCAGTTCTGGGTTCCGTGCCCTCGGTGCGAAAAGCCGATCCTGCTGAAATTCCGCATCAAGAGCGAGAAGCACGGAGACTGCGGGCTTCGCTGGTGGCACGAGCATGAGGATGAGGCGAAGACCGACAAGCAGTGGGACTACCGCAAGGTCCGGGCAAACGCCTTCTACAAGTGCCAAGAGTGCGCCGGGAAGATCCACAGCTTCGAGCGACAGGCGATGATGATCGAGGCCGCGCAGAACAAGAGATACGGCTGGAAGGCGCAGCGCGAGCAGGCGGAGTCCGGTCGCCACGGATACCAGCTCTCGTCCCTTTACTCCATCCTCGGGAACGAAACCTCGCTTGCGTCCATCTCTTGCAAATGGCTCATCAGCCGCGGCCTCAGGTCCGACATGCAGACCTTCATCAACGGTTGGCTGGCAGAGCCGTTCAACGAGGAGGACACCTACGACTTCAAGGAGGTCAAGCTGGAGATCTTCACTCCGCAGGACATCCCGGAGGAAACCTCCACCCCCGTCATGGCTGTGGACGTGCAGGAGATGGGATACTGGGTGCTGGTGCGTCGGTTCCAGAGGCCATCGCCGGAGTTCCCTCATGGGCAGTCGTGGCTCCTTTACGCCGACTTCGTTCAGACCGTCGAGGAGGTTTCCGATGTCCAGCGGGAATACAACGTCGAGGGCGAGAACGTCACACTCGACATGGCTCACCGACCCAACCAAGTCGCCAAGGACATCATCAGGTTCGGCTGGCGCGGCATCTGGGGTTCGCCAAACACCCGGAAGTTCCAGTGGACGATCGACGGCCGCCGCGTGTGGCGTCCCTACTCGGTCCCGCAATCCCGAGATCCGATGCTCGGAACCTCATGGGAGAACCGCACGTTCAAGCGCGCAGTGTTCTGCCTGTTCAGCAAGCATGACGCCCTCGACATGGTGAGCAGCCTTCGCTACGCCGAGCCTGCGATCTGGCACGCGACAGTGAACGTGAACCCCGACTACGCCGCGCACCTGAACTCCCGCGTGAAGCGCAAAGAGAAGAACAAGAGGACCGGGCGCGTCGAGTGGGTCTGGCACGAGCTTCACCAGCGAAACCATCTCGCGGATTGCGAATCGCACGTCACGATCCGAGCCCTGCAACTCGGGCTCCTCGCACTGCCGAATGAGACCGAGCAGATGATGGTGCAGTAGCCTGTCCGATGTTCACGAAAAGAGGTTCGTGAACATGCCCTGAAAGATTCCCGATCTTTTTTCTGGACACGCGAACCGACCTCGCGTAATTCTCCCTTCGTTACGAAAAATCGCCCCTTCATTGTGGCGCGTAAGCAAAGTCAGAAAACCTCAAACCCACACCCATCAAACACATGACGAAAAACACCATCACGCACGTCGCCTTCGCCAAACTGGCGACAGCGTTCGCGGCAGCCAAATCGGAGATCGAGGCCCAGCTTCGAGTCAAGACCATCACGGAGATGGCAGCCGAACGCAGCATCCCGAGGTCCACATTCAAGAGCCTGTGTGAAGCCGTCGGAATCGACGTGCGCGCCTGCCTGTTCCCAGCGAAGGCGGCGAAGCTGAACCAGTCAGCCGACGCGAGTCACGTCATCCAAGACATCATCAAGCAGATCGCGGATGTCTGCACGCAGCTCGACATCAAGCCCACCCACATCGCCAAATACCTCAACTGACCATGGCTCAACTCATCCAAGTCCCCGCGATCGGGCAGACCCCGCAGATCGCCATCAACCCGGAGGGAGAGAAACTCAAAGGCGAACTGCTCACCTTCTCAACATCCATCACTGCCGTCACGGACAACCGCTCCCGAGACTGGGCAATTACGGCCGCCGGGAACATCAAGGCCCACCTCTCGATCGTCGAGAAGGACCGGGTGGCGCTCAAGGAGCCCTTCCTGACCGCAGGCAGGGCCATCGACGCCGCAGCCAAGGCTCACGTCACCGAACTGGACGCCGAGCTGAAGCGCCTCAACAACCTCGCCGGAGCCTACGAGGCCGAGAAGCAGCGCCTCGCCCGCATCGCAGAGCAGCAGCGCGCGGCCGAGGAGGCCCGCCTTGCCCGCGAGAAGATGGCAGCGGAGCGTGAGGCCGCCCGTCTGGTGGAAGAGGCCCGCAAGAAGGCGGAGGCCGCGGCAGCCAAGGGTCGCGAACTGACCGACCAGCAGAAGGCGAAGCAGATGGAAGAGCAGATGGAGGCCGCCGAGAAAGCCGAGAAAGCCGAGTCCGAGCAGCTTCAAATCGCACTGGCTCGCCAGCGCGAAGCAGAAGCCGCCGCGCAATCCAAACCGACCGGCGCAGCCCTCCGCATGGAGATCGAAGTCACCGTCCACGACATCAAGGCCCTCTACGCCAAGGAACCCGCCTGCGTGAAGCTCACCGCCGACGTCTCCATGATCAAAGCCTTCCACAAGGCAGGCCGGGAGCTTCCGGGCGTCACCATCACGGAGCGGCCCGTCTTCGCAACCCGAGCATCCCGCTGATATGGCCTACGAAATCAAACACAACACCGGCAGCGTCTTCAAAAACGACCGCAAGCGCGAAGGCAAGAAGGACGCCGACTACGCGGGTCAGGGAAACGTCGAGGGAATCGCCGTCTGGATCGACATCTGGATCAAGAACGATCCGAGGAAGGAGGGTTACGACTCAAATAAGAAGACGTTCCTGTCGTTGAGCTTCCGACCGAAGGCCGAATCCGAATCAAACAGCAAACCAGCACCACCAGCCCGTCGCGCGGCACCCCCGCGTCCGCCATCACAAGAACCCGACCACAGTCTCGGAAACGAACGCAACTTCTAAACCACACACCTATGAACGAAATCACCACACAACCAGCCATCCTTCAATCCCTCGACGAGATCGAGCGCGTGGCAGCCAAGCTCTCAGTCTCCGGACTGATGGGCAAAGACACCAAACCCGAGGCCGTCTTCGGTCTCATGCTCCTCTGCAAGTGCGAGGGCCTCGACCCGATCGCCGCCATGAAGCGGTACCACATCATCGAGGGTCGGCCCTCCATGCGCGCCGACGCCATGCAGGCCGAGTTCATCGCCCACGGAGGAGGAGTGGTCTTCCATGTCAGGTCCGATGATATGTGCGCCGCGACGTTCTTTGCCGACCGCTCCAAGCTGGACGACGCAGCCCGGAAGCGCGCCGTGGATCGGTTTGAGAAGCTGTGGCTGCTCGAATGCGAGCCCGACCCAGCGAAGCGCAGCAAGATCATCCTCGACATCGCCAAGCTCAGCATGGACGGCGAGGAGGGGATCATCCGCACCTACGCGGACTGTGAACTGAAGGGGATCACCGAGGGAGCGAAAGGCACCAAGGCCAACTGGAAGACATCCCCTCGTCAGATGCTCACCGCCCGCGTGCTCACCGAGGGCATCCGTCTGGTTGCTCCGGGCCTCATTGCCGGGGTCTATACCCCCGAGGAGGTTCAGGATGTGCTCACCGTCGAACAGAAGGGCCTCCACGAACACGCCAGCGCCCCGCAGTCGCACGACATCGAGGCCATGCAGGCCATCCTCGCGCAGCACCTCAAAGACGCAACATCGGCCAAATCCGACTCAGAGCGAAGCCGTCTGCTTGGGCTCGCGTCCGACATGCGGATCCTGATTCAGGAGGCATGGGATAAGGAGAAGCCGAAACAGCTCTCAAAAATCCCGGCGCGCTCAGTCTTTGATAATCCGCAGACAGAAGAAGAGCAGGCTCTTCTGGATAAAGTGGATCTGAAGAAGCACAACAAGGAGGTCGCAAGACAACTCATCGAGGAAGGGGTTCCGGCGGAAAAGATTCGCCCGATTGTGAAAGTCGAGCCA